TGAAACACCATATATTCCCATAATGCCCTATTAGAGGAAATCCCGGTCTTTTCCCAGAACTTTTCCATGAGTTCTATTTTTGACCGGGTTCTTTTAAAATTGGGAGTGTAATTGAAAAGATATTCTATTATCCTTTCAATGGCTGTTTCAATCCTCTTGTTCTCCCCACAATCTTTTTGCTGTGTCATAATTCTTTTGCATATCATTAACCGCCTTCTTCGCATAAGTCAAAGAATAGGAATGTTCACGTGGATATTTGCCGGACTTCAAGCCTTCGTGATATTCTTTGGCTTTCTCTAACTTGTGCTCGTAATAGTCTATACTTTCCGGCATGGATAGATTAATTACCTCCGCTTTCTTGTCCCAATACTTGGCTACTCTTTCATGTTCGACAGCCTTGTCGCTGAACTCAACACTTTTGCCCATATTGTTCCAGGCTTCGTCAATCATTTTTCTATGTCCTCTTTCGCTGTGGTGTCCGACCTTGATAGGTTCTCCCAATGATAGGAAGTCTCTATCTTTATTGGATTTCTCGTAATACTCATTACTCTTTTGCTCTGCCGAAGCTGCCCACATTCTGCGTCTTTCTGCTCTTTGCTTCGCCCATTCCTGGACATTGAACCCGTCTGCACGTACTATC